ACATATTAACTTGCTCTAATCGTAAAACTTCACTTGGATAAAGAAATTCGGTCAATGGTAATTTGTTTTCACAAATATAATCTAATATATCTAATGACATATATATTTCACATGTAACTATTTATAATGATATTAATTAAATTATACTAAATCAAAAATTCTTTAAAATTAATTAAAATGTTTTAAAAAACAGAAAATTAATTAAAGATAAAAAGGTGTATATACAATATATGGCTGATAAAGATACTAATAGCGCCCCGAACAAAAGTAACAATATATTAAGTTCTTCTGAGATAGACAAACAGGTGGATTACTGCCAAACAAATCTTAAAATTTTGGCCCAAATAAAAGTTGGTGATAAACTATGTTTTGACGTAGAATCAGATAAATTTTGTATCGACGAATGGTCCTATACACAACCCATTTCCAGATGGTGGGGAAGTGAAGGGAGAAAACCAACGATTAAAGCGATTGAAGATTTCATAGGTCAAGTTTTTAAAACTATAGATAGCGTATACTCTAGTGAAATTACGGAGAGTTACAGTGATGTAAAAAATACTTATTACACTAGTATTGCTTCAAAAAACACAATATTTCAGGAGGAAAATTCAACAATATTGTTAGGTTTTATAAATGAAATTAGAAACACTATAGGTGGATTAAATAATCTTAAACAGACTTATACAAAAGATGTGGCAACAATATCTTCGCTTGATATATCAATTGAAAAATTAAATGTCCGTGTTAAAAAAATACAGGGTATTCTGCAAATAACTAAAATTGAGTAAATATGTATACTATGTAATATACTTATTTACATTAAGATCATCAATAATACCATAATTAGTATTATTATGTGAAGCCTATTATTTAAATAAGGTTCTAATTGTTTTATAAATGTCCTTGATTTATTTTTCTTTAAAAGTCTTAAAAACATATCCGACCCTACGATACTTGTTGATAATATAATTACAGCTTTAATCAGACCCATATAAATTATATAAAGATAAAAACCCAGATATTTATATTAATGAGAAAAATTGGCATTGCCTGTATAAATCATATTAATGGGATAGGTTATAAAAATAATTTATTATATTCTATACCAAAAGAAATGTCAATATTTAAAACCGTTACAACACACTCTGATAAACTTAAAAAGGGTAATATTGTTGTTATGGGTAAAAATACATTCCGTTCATTAAATAATAAACCTCTGAAAAATAGATTGAATTGTGTAATTACTTCAAATGCGGAAAAATTGCATGGAATACATACAAATGACAATCTTAGATTTTTCAGTTCGATTGAATCGGTATTGGAATTCGGAGAAGACCAAGATCATAATTACGATAATATGTTTATTTGTGGAGGAAGTTCTATATACAAGTATTTTATAGATAATAATTTATTAGATTATCTTGTTATATCACAGATAAATAATCACGCCTGTAATAATGCAGATACTTTTTTCCCAGATTACGGTAATAATTATGCTAAATTAGGTTCAAATAAACACTTTAATAATAACGCTGTTCTTTTAGAAACTAAAGACAAGCTTAAATTAGATTTTACCTATAATATATATTCAAATACAATGAGTTCTAATGTGTCGACTGAATATTCCGATACCTTAAAATTCCTAACAGTTGCCGATAATAAATTAAGGCTAATAAATCCCAATTTAAATTATTCTAATGAATCAACTTACTTGTCTGCTTTAGAAAATGTATTATTTAATGGCGATAAAAGAAGCACTCGTAATTCGGAAACAATATCTAAATTTGGTGTAAATATGGAATTTGATATTTCGGAGAATTTTCCATTACTTACAACTAAACGGGTGTATTGGAATGGAGTTATAAAGGAACTATTATGGTTTTTAAAAGGAAATACTAACGCGTGTGATCTTAATAATGATAAGGTAAAAATATGGGATGGTAATTCTTCTCGCGAATTTTTAGATTCACGTGGTCTTAATAATTACGAAGTAGGAGATTGTGGGCCAATTTATGGATATCAATGGAGGCATTTTAATGCCAAGTATAAAGGGATGAATGAATCCTACGAAAATGAAGGGGTAGACCAGTTACAAGAAATTATTGATTTAATTAAAAATGACCCGATGTCTAGAAGAATGATAATGAGTTCGTGGAATCCGACCCAATTACCGGAAATGTGCCTACCCCCTTGTCATGTTCTATATCAATTTTATGTAAGAATTGATGAAGATGGCCTGAAACATCTATCTTGTCAAATGTATCAACGGTCGGGTGATATGTTTTTAGGAATACCTTTTAATATAGCATCTACGTCTGCATTGACATATATACTCTGTCATTTAACTGGATGTAAACCAGATAAAGTTAATATAAATATAGGTGATGCGCATATTTATTCTGAGCATGTCGAAGCGGTGAAAACTCAATTATTACGAACTCCATGCGACTCGCCTAAATTGAATATTTTAGGTCCACGTAAAAAATCAATAGATGATTACAAAATAGATGATTTTGTCATAGAAAATTACTTACCCCAGTCTATAATTAAGGCACCAATGATAGCATAAAATTATATATATAAAACTAATATGTCATATATATATAATGCCTCTCGTTTATAAAACTCGCCCTAAAAATAGATTTAACGCAGTTAGAAAGAAATCTCGTTCTACTCCTCCTCCTCACTCAACTCCCATTAAAGAATCTGGTATCGGTATAAATTCAGTATTTTCAGCAATGTTTCAGGGGTTTTCCTTTGGGGCTGGTAGCCAAATAGCAAGAGAGGCTTTCTCTGGTTCGGGTGGAGATAATAATGAAATTGTTAATAGTGATACCAGTGGTTATAAAGACGACTGTGATACTCTAAAGAAACAGCTTCTTAAATGCAGTGATCAAAGTAGCTATGGCTGTGAATATCTTGTTAAATATATTGATAGTAAATGTGATTATAAATAACTCGATATTAACCTAAGTGGTCTGGGTATTATGAGGTTTTTAAATTTATTACTGATAAGCTTTTTATATTTTTTATTACATGTTTTTCTGTAATAATTATCCCAGGTATTTTTTGAGGTGTATTGCATCCTACATTTAATATAATGTAGTAGATTTATTCGTGATACTGGAATATTATGGCAAGTACAACACTCTTCAAAAAATTTATGCGTAATATTATACCTGGGAATTATTTCGTCACTGATTTTTAACTGAGATATTTTTTCATTAACAGTTAAATATTTATCAAGTAAAATATCGTACCTACGATTCGATGGGAGCCCAATAATATTATAATGTCGACATTTGGAACAATGGCTTTGCCCCTCATCATTGGTCAGCCCTGGTGAAAACGCGTTTTCATGGTCACAAATAAGACACAACCAATACATGTAAAATAACCATATAAAATTTTTATATGGTTTTCATATAGTTCATTTAACTATCTCAATATAAAATTTGATAATATTATATTAAGTTTTATATATTGAAAACTAATATGGCCTATACACAAGACGTCGATAATCAATACAATCAGCCTCTGGAAGAGGTTCTCAATATTTACAAATTTAAGTTTTACCACGACGATGCACATTTCAATTTTGTAAGAACTATCAGGAACAAACAAATTAGAGATAATCGTCTCGGCGAAAGGTCACCTTTGGAGCTTCCGCAAATTTATATTCCCTCTACTCAAAAAGGAACTCGGGATAATCTGCTAAGTGCTATCAAGCATCGCGTCCCTGTATATTTTGGAGAGGAAAGAAATGATCTATTTAGTTGGACAAAGACTACAAATATTATGAAATATTCAAAAAGTGATATTATGGAAAATTTTGAGGATATTAGTAATACACGATATGCTATTGGAGGTCCTGTAAAATATATTGGCGACCCAAATATTCCAAATCTTCGTTCGAATACGTCATACGAAAAAACTATGCATATGCTTCATATCTGGGGTGTAAACTTGGAGTCCAGAACTACTCCAGATTATCTGATGATGAATAGACATTTCGCTCGTAATAATTTTGACCCTTACTATGACCGCCAATTTGAGATATTTAATACTATTATTACAGCCTCTCTTGATATGGCTCGTAAAAATAATCTTCCTGACGCAACTATCCAAGTTCCATTTATTGGTGCGGGATGTTATCTAAAATCTCTTAATATTGCCCAAAAAAACAAATGTATTGAACTTATCATTAGGGCAATTATGAATACAGTATCTTCTATTCCAGATAAATCTAAGTTGCATCTTTGTGTATTTAATCCGGCTGAGTTTGACACAAGCCATATGACTGTTCTTCGTAATTTTGCTAATTCCTGTGGACAGTTTGTTCTTAAAGAAGGCAATCAAGAGGGTAACGTAATGAATGGACTTGATAATCTTACTACAAATACCAATCTGGGTGTAGTAGTTAATGCGTGGGATACATTGTCTCTTATTGGAAACGGAGGCGCTAAAGATTATTCAGTAGATGGGTTTATGGTAGCAAACGCAGGTGGATTTAATAATCAGTTTAGAAATAGCTCTTATCTCCATAATGCTGTATTTAACAAGCATTATTTTAATCCAGATTCTTGGATTGTAGTATAAATAGACCTGTAATACTAAAATTAATATTTTTTTACAGCTGGTAGTAACTATATAAAACATATTAACTAAGTAATATTATGATAGATACATCCCTTATAGTCCAGATACTTTCTATTTTAATTATACACGACTGTGTTATTGTAATGTTATGTGTGCTTAATAATTTAGTATCACTATATTTAGAAGTCCTAGAGTTATTAATAACCACAATTCTGGTTTATCCTACAATATATTACCTTGTTATAGCATTGGGTTTATCATTTATATTCGTTTATTACACATTAAAATTAATAATTAATACCATACCTTTTGGATAAATATTGTTTAAAAGGTATACTGCTTTAAATTAGCAATTAATTAAATTACTGGTTAATTTAATTAATTTTGTGAAATATAATTAACCATTATACGGTATGATATATTTAAATTTGATAATAATTTACAATGTTAAATTTAAACACATAAATGTCGAATAAACAAACAGATAATCTTAATTCTACAGATAAAACACATATTCGTGCATTCTCACATATTGAAGAATTATCAATTCATCGTAAGCCATATATGCCTGGGCTTTATTATAAGAGGCCTAATGATTTGTGGCGAAATGGTAACCAGCAATCCTCTTATGAACTATGTGGTTATATTAGACGATACTTTCGAAATGAAATGAAAGATAATGAAATGAAAAACGTGACTAAAAAAGAGGATAATAAATGGACACAGCACATTAATGACATTTTAAAAAATAATCAAGAAGAATATGGAACTTATGCCGGACTTGATAACTGGTGTCATCATTTTACAGACGCACAACTAAGTAATTTTTACGATTTAATTGAAAATAATAAATTGTTACGTTTTGAATAGAAGTTGGCATTCTCCATTCTCTATTTTTAATATATTGTAAGAAGTCGTGTATAGTTTAATATCATATTTCATATTTTTTTTACTAAATGTTTCGTTATTACGGGGAGATTTAAGGTTAAATAATAATTCAATAGATTTAAAATTAGAGAAATTACATGCTCCAGTAGGCTGAAACTTTTCCGGCTCAATAGAAAAACTATACAGTAAAACCCCTTTAGGAAGAATACCAGTATGGTGTTTATATGGTTGAATTTTATGAAAATAATTGTAGTCTTTGTTACCTAAACGAACATCACCATTAAGTTTTATTTCAAGAGATTTAACAATATTTTCGGTGAAATAGTCGTAATTAGAATTATTAATCATGGGTATATCAACAATTTCTCTAAATTTCCATTGTTTTACAAGATTAGTCAAATCATTATTATTAGGAGCTTGACTTCCATGAACGTTCTTAATACTAGAATGTATAAGATTAATTTCATTGTGATTAGTAGTTGTCACTTCATATTTATCTAATTTTTTAATTATAAGAGGATATGGTGTATTTCCACCTTCTATTTTAAATATATATTTATTATCAACATCGTTTATAACTGGATTATCTTTCTGGCTATTTGTTCGGAATAATCCATAATAATAAAGAGGCGATATACCTTCGGGTAATGATTTTGGTTTATAACTATTTTTATCAGGAGTCGGGGTGCCATTATATAATGGTAAAGAGCTATTAAGCATTTCATTAAATTGTGCAGTGAGTTCTTTATGCTTAGTTATTATTTTTCCATAGTAATCATAGCATAATTTATACAAATTATTTTGATAGGCTGTGATATTATTTATATCATCTAAATCATCATATATAGTATAATTAGAGTGTTGGTTATTCATCAGGGAGTCGTCTCTTTTAGGAACAATATATAATTCTTTAGTTGGATTAAATAGTTCTACTTGTAAAGTTGCTTCATTTAAATTACCTATGAATTCTGTATTAGTTACTCGTTCAATCAGGTAACGATGCTCAAAATTTTTCAATAACCTGGTCTCTTCGTTTGATAAATAGACATAGTTTACATCTAATCTGGGTTTAAGTAGCCATGGATCTATCTTGTGACTTAAATTAGTAGGGCGCGTAAATTTTACTCTCTCTATTTTACTATTTTCCTGGGTATTAATTATAGTCTCCCCGGCGCTGTTGGTGGGGAGTTTATAGGAGGGTAAAACGTTTATACTTTCAGTAATACCTACAAAATATAATTGTTTTATCGGTTTCAACTCTATTTCTAACTTAACAGGTATTTTATTTAACGAAATTAGAGGAATTTCTTGGCCATCATATTTATTAAACCAAAATGGTAATGGGACAACTATACGGGTTTCAGGAATATTAGGCATATTTTTATTAGTTGTTGGGTCATATTTTGGATAATCCTTTTCTAAATTTAAATAGCCATTATTTAATTCAGGAACATGTCCTGTCATTTTATTATAAACTTTTAGCTGTTCAGAAGTTAGATTAATATTATTATATATATGGATATATTCACCTTCTATAGTTTCAATAAGTTGAGTTCCTATAAATAATTTAACATTATTAATAATGGCGGACCCTATATTTTGAACCCATTTAACAGGAAAATCCTTGGTGATACTGGGGAGAGTAAACTCAAAATTAACACCTTTTAATAATTCACCATATGATGGAATTGTAGCATACATTATAGTTGGAGAATCATAATTTAAAGATTTCGAACCCTCAAATTCGACATTTATATTCTGCATCGCAAAATTAGAATGACGTTTAAAAACAGATTTGAAATATGACATTTGAGGATTTCCAGTAAAAAATACGTCCTCATTTCCTATAGCAGCTAATTGAAGTAATACTCCAGTCATTTATTATATAATGTTATAATCTTTAGTATAAAATTGTTATATTAAAGATAATCTTAAATTTTGAATAGTAATTCAGCCATACCCGATTTAATCTGAAGAACATTATAGTATTTCATATAGATATTGACGTCGTATTTATACTTTTCTGTTTTAGATAATTCATTTGAAATATTTTTTAGATCTATTTCAAATCGTATATTTTTAATTTTACTTAGGTTACAGCTCCCACTTGGCTGATATTTATCCGGATTAAGTGAAAAACTGTAAGAACATACCCCTTCAATATTATTATTATGATGTAAAAAGGGCTGTATCTTATTAAAATAAGTAAAGTCCTTTTTAGCCAATCTATTTGTTTCATCGAAATCGATACTAATATTATTAATTATATCAGGTGTAAAAAATTTATAATTAGTGATATTAATGGAAGGTATATTTTTATAGTCTCTATAGAGCCAATTGTTTAACAATTCTTTAATGTCATCAATTGATAATTTCTCAGTATCATTAATAGTATAAATAGTTTTGTCTATCAGATGCGTTTTAGCTGAATTAGTAAAATTATATAAATAGTGTATAGGGCTTATATATCCGGATGACACAACAAGAGCAGCAGCGGCAACAACATCAGCAGCAACAGTAGAAGCAGCAGTATAAGCTGCAGTAGCAGCAGTAACAATAGAAGCAGCAGCAACATCAGCAACAACATCAGCAGCAACAACATCAGCAGCAACAACAACACCAGCTGCAGTAGCAGCAGCAACAGCAGAAGCAGCAGCAGAAGCAACAGTAGCAGCAACATCAGCAACAGTAGCAGAAGCAGTAGCAGCAGCAACAACAACAGCATCAGCAGCAGCAGTAACAACACCAGCAGCAGCAACATCAGAAGCAGCAGCAACAGTAGCAGAAGCAGCAAGAGCAGCATCAACAACAACATCGGCAGCAGCAACAGCAACATCAGCAGCAGCAACAGTAGCAGCAGCAGAAACAACAACAACAGCAACATCAGAAGCAAGAGCCGCAGCAGAAGCATCAGAAGCAGCAGCAGCAGCATCATCAGTAGCAGCAGCAGCAGCAGCAACAACTGCTGCACCAGCAGCAACAACTGCTGCACCAGCAGCAACAACATCAGCAGCAACATCAGTAGCAACAGCAGCAGCAGCAGAAGCACCAGCAGCAGCAACATCAGCAGCAGCAGCAACATCAGCAGCAGCACCAGCAGAAGCAGCAGCAGCAACAACATCAGCAGCAACATCAGCAGCAGCACCGGCAGAATCTGGCGCCGTCGCAGCGTCATATTTACTTCTGGCGATTTCATAAAAGTATGTCTGGTGTTTTTCACGATTATGATTTTTTATATCATTATCATCATTGGTAAATTTTAACCAATTATTTGTATTAGATACATCATTTCTTCGAGGAGCAATATATATCTCTTTACATGGGTGATGGGGCATTGAATCAGTTGGTTCATCTCTAATATCTATCTTACCTGTTTTGTTAAATAATTCTAGTTTAGTAACAGGTTCAACTATATATTGAAGAGTATTTGTATGAAAATTAGTTCTCATCTGTTTATCTAAAAAAATATAATCTACATTAAGAATTGGATTTATATTGATAGAATTATTAGGAAAGTATGATAATATGTCTACGTGTGAAATTATGGAATTTTGATTATCTGGAATGATGGATATACTTTTAATTTGGTTTCTTGGTATTTTTTTAGTTTGAACTGTAATGTTAGAAGTATCATAATAGTTTAATAGTTCTTTTAATGGTCTAATTTCAATTTCTACAATAGCGTCATGATATAAAAGATTTGAAATAGGTAATGAGGCGCCAATGTTTCTATGAAACCAAAAAGGCAAAGGAACTCTTATATTTTTACCTTTTATATCAGGAATATTGTTTTCATAAGTTTCTAAATAAGTAGCCGTGTCCATTGATTGCTTACTTTGTGATAAATTAATGGCATAGTTTAAATCTTCTTTTGAAAGTAAGTCATTTTCCTTATTACGTTTATCTGGCGTGTTAGATAAGTTATTATAAATATACATAAATTCACTATCATATTCCTCCACTACATTGCCACCTATTATAACTCTTGCGTTCTTAACTATAATGTTACCTAAATTATTAGCCCAATGTATTTTATAATGTTTTTTATCATTATAGTGATTTATAGGAGGTATGTTTAATTCTAAGAACATTGTATTTATTAAATCCCCATTTTTATCTAACTTTAACTTTATTTTAGTAGTTTTATCGTATGAAATTTCACCCATAAAATCAAATTGAAGATCAATAGACTGCATCGCAAAGTTGGAATATTTCATATAAACTTGTTTAAAAAAACTTATCTGGGGATTTTGTGTAAGATAACTATTTTCTTTACCTACTGAATAAAGTTGTAATTTAGCTCCAGTCATTTATAATATAAAAATAAATTTCCTTTATCTCTATATTAATTAATTAAAGATTACTTAGTATTAATAGTTATTTAATGTCGTTAACTTCGCACCAACAATTATTAGTCTGTATAGACGCTATAGGACCTGTTGTATTTACAACAGGATTCATATTTTTAAGATACTTTAATAGGATAAGTCATAGTTTATGGTTAGCTTATTTATTTGGCATAGGATTATGCTGTTTTTGGGAGATACCCTTTGGACTTGCTGGTGATAATTTTCTTATTGAAAAGTTTGATAATCCTTTGGGATTTGGTGTTCATATACTTCACGCCTTTTGGGATAGTATTATCTTTCTTTTTGGCATGTATTTTATTCATATTAGAAATAAAAATAAGATTTGTGGTTTGGGACAATTGGCTTTACTAACAGTATATGGATTACTACAGGAGTTTATAGTTGAAATGCTATTTAACAATAACTATTGGTATTATAAGACGGACAATAGAAATAACCCAGTAGTATTTACAATTAATGATAGCGAATATACGTGTGTGCCATTTTTAGTATGGCTAGTATTCCCTATTTTGTATTTGTCAGGGGTTTTCTCTATCATAGAAAAATACGGACCACTTAAATTAAATGATAGAAACCAGATAAATGATTCACGATGCAGAAATTTAATAGAACATCAAGATGAGGAATGGCCTTCTGCTGATGATTTAACTGTAGTTACAGGTGTAACAACTTTATAATTAATCTAGTTTAAAATATTGTTTTTTGTTAGGAGTAATTTTTTTAAATTTATTAAATGAATTTACTAATTCATTATATTTTTCCGAAAATATAATGGCACTGGCTTCATGTTGTAGTTTTATTTTATAAAATATATCATTACACGAAATGTCAAATAAAGTAACTATACACCCATCGTATGAACATAATAAATTATTAAAATATATTGATTTTGAAGAAACGTCGGCTTTATCTACTGAAATTTTTAACTCTCCCCCCAATGTAATATATAATACGTTAATCGAATTATGTTCGTCAGAAGACGTTATTTCTATTCCGCGCACGAGAAGTTCAATTATACTTGGTATATGTTCACTCCCCGGTATTGATTTACAAGCCGTATTGAATTTGCTAAAAGCACTCTTAACAGATATCATCTAATTATTATTTAAATAAGATTTATTTAAGTGATAATTTACGTATTAAGTAATTACATTAAATCATAAATAAATCCGTTTATTTTAGCACCCATAATATAGAATATATTATCAAGTGAATACAAGCTAATATTATCTCTTAAGAATGGATAATACTTACCATGGGGTATATAAAACGATATAAATTTATTTTCAAATGGAAATAATTTTAACATACTTGTTGCATATGAATAAGAATTGTAAAAAAACGCTATTTCTATATAGTCATTAAATTTTGTATTATAATCATACAATCGTTTCAATAGTTTAAAATCATGAGTAGCAATAGTATGATAATACCCTGAACGAATTAATTTAATAGCGTTTTCATAATATATTTTATCTATATGGTCACTATCATGAATATTTCCTTCGTAAATTCCTTTTACTAAACGGACATGTCCGCCTTTAGACAATATATTATCAATTTTATCACATACCGATGAATTGTAAGCAGCTAAAGTTATACCTACGTTTTTACAACCCATTGAATTTAATCTCATTAAATATTCATATTCAGTATCTAATGTTTCAGATGTAATCGCTGAAAGCCAAATAAATATGTTTTTCTTCTCAGCGTAATTAACAATATCTATTAGATATTTCCATTGCTGTGCTTTATTAAGCGACAGTTGTTGTATTTTTATAGACATTTTATTACGTCTAAAAATACTACCTGGTTTACTTATATTATCTAAATAATCGATAATTTTAAAATACCCTTCATACGAATCATTTGTTTCACTAAATATAGGTAAAATGCTGAGACTTGTTAAATAACCGTTTTCCAGTAATTTTTGAATAGCGCCTTTATTGTCTTCTAATGAAGCCTCGTAATGTCTCATTTTATAAATCTTATAGATTACATAAATTGTAATAACCAGATATATAATATAATTTAGCATATTATATTATATAATATTAAATTTTATTGCTTGAATTTAATAATATGATGTTTATCTATTACCATATATTAAACCACCCATTCCATTTCTTATATCTAATATATTGTAATTAACAAAATAGACCGTTAGATTATATTTATATTCTTCGTTATAGAGCGAAGGCTCTTTTAACTTCATATTAAAAACAATATTATTTATAGCAGACATATTTATAGAACCAGATGGTTGTAGTTTACCTGGTGATTTTGAAAATGAATAAGTTAAAATGTCTGGGACATAACTTCCATTATAATGTTCATATTTTTGAAAATCAGTAAAATAATCACTAGATTTATATTCTAATCTGGTACTATTATCTAATTGAATATTAAGCGATTCTATAATATTTCTATCATAAAATTTATAATTTGTCAGGTCAATCTTAGGTATCTTATCATATTCACGATATTTCCATATATCTAATAACGATTTAAATTGAGAGTTAGAGTACGCTTTACTTTCTGAAAATGTCTGGAAATCTTTATACTGTATACCATTATAATCTAGATTAGAAAAGTTCGTCCACTCATTAAAAGCTGACATATCTGATCTCTTAGGAACTATTAAAATTTCTTTAATTGGATGAAATATTTCAAATTCAAAATTTTTTATACCCTCAATTTCTTTAATGTTAAAAGCAGTTACCTGTTCAATAAGATATTTCTGGGAATTTTTAACTATCATAGTTCTTTCCGAATTATCTAAGAAGATATAATTTATTTCTAGATATGGGTTTAATTCCCAATAATTATCAACTAAATAAGATGAAATGTCAATATTTGTCGGAAGTTTTATAAATTTAAATCTGGTTTCTGATAAACTACCTGGCGCATGTGGCACTTGTTTTCCTGTAGATATCATAAACAAGTCTCGAAATGGTCTGAGTTCTATGTCTATATATACTTGATGAAATTTTAGTGCTATTAATGGTAATGCTAATCCTCTCATTTTAGAAAACCAGAATGATAGCGGGATCGACAAACTAGAAGCTTTAATACTAGGAGAAGTATTATAAAATTTGTTTAATTTACCATCAGCTATATTCTTTTTTACTCTAGTATCATTATGAATATGAAAGGGATCTTCATTAACATTTATCATTTTATGAAATAAATCTGTTTTACCTTTATGATTATTTAATCTGAAATAATTATACAGAAATTCTCCTGTAATTGTTTCTATAAGAGTATCCTCTATATACAATGAAGCCGATTTTATTATACTTGTCCCTAAGTTAGAAATATATTGAAAACCGTGTTGTTTATCCGTTTTAATAGCTGGCATATTTAAATTTAACATGATATTATCAACAAGGTCGCCATTTCGTGGAATTTTAACACGAAATTTACTAGGTTCATTTAGTGGAAGTCTTTTATTAAAAGTTTGTAAGTTACCATTATATAAACTAAAGTTAGAACAAGGAACTGAAATGGAATTCATACTGAAGTTTGTGTAGCGCATATAAACTGTTTTAAATAAATTAATATTAGGATTGGTATTCAAATAGGAATCCTCAATTCCTGTTGTAGATAATTGTAATAAACCACCGCCCATTTATATATATTTATATTATCCTTTAATGTAATATACTAAATATTTTGCTAAATATATTATTGGCTGTATACACTTCTACTGACTTATTCGAATCACTAAATTTAAATAACCAGTGACGTGGTATAAAAAGAATATTATATTCTCTCAAAACGATATCTACTGACTGAACTTTGTTATTATTATTATCCGGTAATTTACGATGTTTAAAAATAATATCAGATGATTTTTTTTCATTAAAATATTTAGCATATTTTGGATTTATTAATTCAATATTCTGCTGTTTCATGGTTCTTATCATAAGAATTTCACCATTATGTGATAAGTAATCGTTATTTGTATTATACATTCTGAAATTTTTGTTAAATGATAAAACAGAATATAGTTTATACTCTTCTACATTATATTTCAACGAACCCTCTTCTATAAATGTAATTATTAGCGGATTAAGTTGGTTATATAATTCGTTACCATCGATATAATCTAATTCTTGCTGTTGAATTTCATATTCTTGAGACG